CGACGCCCACGGCATCCCCCGGTAGTCCTTGCGCCTGGAGACAAGATCCTCGTTCGGCCGCACGCAGTGCAGGAAGTCGAATTCCTTGAACGGCTCGTTCTCCGCCGCCTTCACGATCCTCGGTGGAACCTCCGTCCAGCCGTATTGCTTCGCCGCCTGCAACGCCTGTCGAGCCTGGAGCGTGAACTTGCGATACAGCGTGTCAATGACTCCAACGTGGTTCTCGGCCCAGAAGACTTCCTTCAGGAATATCTGCCGGTACCGCGGGCCCACGCCCACGTCCTCATCGATGAACAAACACGAGTTCCCGAACGCTCCAACGGACAGATACCCTTGAGCCTTCTGTGCGGCAAAGTTCGCGGCCGGCCGGTACCGCAAGGCAAAGAGCAGTTTGGTGAGCCGTTCGAGATAGACCTTCACGTCCTGGTCATCGACGAGCTCGTCGTCATAGGGAAGCAACGCATGCCACATCTGCGAACGCGGAGTCAGTAGATCATCAAGAACTGCGCCGAAGCGCTCGTTGTTGGTCTGGGGTTTCCCGGTGAACAGCCGCTCGGTGCGCTTCACGCCCTCGACTTCATCGACCGTGAAGGTCGCGGCGGAGGGCATGACGCGAAGGGCAATCTGGTTCCACCAGCTGGAAAAATTCAGTCGGGTCGCCTCTAAGGAGGCTTGCTGGGTAATCATCCATTTCGCGTCATCAGACATGATGGCCGAACTTCTGCCAAGTTATGTCGATTGTTCGATTGCCCCACATAGGCTTACTGGCCTAGCAGCTTTGCGGTCCCCACCGTCGGCGCGCCAGGCGTACGAGATCCTGCATATAGGTTGGCGAGCACTCCGCGTCGAGCAAGGATCCGGTCCTGTTCCTGCCTCTGCTGAGCGGCCTGGTCGATGGTCGGCACGCCAGGGATCACCGGGGCCTTCGGCTGCCCGATGAGTTTTGATGCTCCGTAGGCGGCAAGGCCGGTGTAAGCGGCAGCCCCAGCCGCTCCGGCCGCAGCAAGCCCAGCAGACGCCCCTCCGGCTGCCGCCGCAGTCCCCGCAGCCGCAGCGGTTCCGGCCGTGGCCGCCCCAGCACCTCCGGCTGCCGCAGCTCCCGCGGTGCCTGAAGCGGTGAAGAACGACACGATGTAGGGGATCGCGGCATAGCCGCGCTGGTGGCGTTTTAACTGGTGCATGCGCGCAATCTCCCAAAGGCGAGCGACACTCGCAACTTAGGTAATGGCGTAGCGGGCTTTGCGGCTCTTCGGGTTGTACGCGCCGCCCGCAGCGAATTGGCGTGCGGTGGACGATGCGTACTGATCAGGGCCCACCTTGGCGAGCTGATCCTGCAATTCCCTCTTCAGTTCGCCGGGTCTCTCATTCAGCGGCGTTTCCTGCTTATGTGATGGCATAACGTGGCCTTCCCCCTGGTGGGATCTGTGATGGATTCTTGAGCCCCTGCGCTAATGTGCGCATCGCATCGCTGCCGTGTGAGGTCCAATCGTGTCGCGGTGTGTTGGCGAAAACCTTGAGTTTATCGTCCCAGATTTTCTGATACTGGCGCAGGCAATCCAATCCCCGCTCGCATTTCACCTTGTCGAAGTTACATCGTGGCAGTAACACGCGCACGGCGTTGATCCCATCGTCCACCGAGGAGCGCGGCAACACCCGCGCTGGCTTCACCCCCAAGGACTTCAGTGTCTCGATGCGGCTCGAGGCGTTGTTCCCCCACTCCCGATCATCCGCGTCATGCGGCAGATAGTGACCCTCGTAATTGTAGCTGCGTTCTTTCAGCACGCGCGCGTAGTGATCCACCCCCACGCCTGAGTTCTCGTAGTAATCGATCACGTTCACATCAAAGCGCCGCTGTTGAATAAACCAGATTGCGGTCGGATCCCCGACTCCTAGATCCCAGCCCGTGATCACCGGCAGTCGTGGATCGTGCGGCACACTCGTGATGCGCCCCTCGGCTTCGGCTTTTGCGATCAGCTTGCCGTAGTAGGAACCGGGGATCGCTGCATCGAAGTTGCAGTAGTACTCCTGGTTGATGATGTTGGTCGCTTCATCATCGCCGCGTTCACGCGCGATCTCGCGGCGGATCTTCTCCAGCTGCTCGGGCGTGAATACCCCGGTGTCCTTGACCGTCAGCAGTTCAGAGAACCAACCGAGCTCCGTGCGCCCCATCTCGTACAGAGCGTGAAAGTGATTGCGGCCTCGGGGCGTGCCATTGAAAATGGCCCAGCCACCATTCTCCTGAAGGATCGGGTCGAGAAATAAGCGGCTGTTGGGATCGCTCAGCGGATATTCGCTGAACACGATCCCGAACGGACCCGAGCCGATGATGCCCTGGTAGTTATCCGATCCCGCCACTTGCCAGGTCGATCCGTTCTTGAACCGGATCAGCATCTCCTGATCGTTGGTAGACTCGCGAATCTCGAGCGGGAAAGCCCAATCGATACGCTTGATTCCCGCGATGCTGTCGACCGCAGTCCAGATCGCTTTGCGCGCCTGATTGGCCGCAGGCAACATGTAAATAAAATTCGCGCGATACTGAACCGCCTGAGTGGCCGTCCAGTGCAGACACAGATCATCCTTGCCCGCGCGACGGTGATGGCAAAGTACGACGCGGCGGCAACCCTGTTCCAGAGCCTTCCACGCTGGCAGCTGATAGGGCCGAGGAGTCCACTGGTTCGGAAGTTGTATCACTGAATCTGACAATGCGAACCTCCAGCGCTGCCCCGTCCAGGCCAGTCAGTTCAGTGCGCGCCAACCGCGGCAAATGGTACTCGCACAAATCCAGGAACAGACTGAACCGCTTTGCGGGATCTTTGACCGCATTAAGCCACTTCTGAAGTTTAGGGATGTTGGCTTCAGCGAGTCGAGCCAAAGCCTCGCGCATGTCCGTGGTCGCTTTGTTTGGCGTCCCCTTCTTGCGTCCACCTCGATGCTCACCGGGTTTTGAGCCGCCTACGGGCATGGCTATTTCTTTGCTACTTTGGCCATCAGTTGATAATACTCGGCTCGCTTGTGGGCCCAACGATGTAGAGATCGCATACCGGCGGTCAAAGTAGCGTGGCAACACCTGAAGAACACTGACTCCAAGCCAAGCCTTAAGCGTATCGCGAACACGTCGTATCTCATCACAACGTAGCCTCTGCACCGTGCCTTTCACTCTGTGCGGCCCCCAACAGGGTAGAACTGCGTTCTATCTTGTAGTCTTTTTCAACCTGCCCTAATTCAGTTCTTCCAACGACGCATGATCTCACCCATACGGCTTTAGACTCCAAATGCCGAATATGCCCTCTGCGTAAATGCTGGCGCGGCGACGCATGACTCCCGCGTTCCTCGCGCGGTATTGAACGTCCAACCTCATCATGCGTAAGTCGCAGAATATGGTAGGAATCAAATGGCAATTTGCCTTCTCTTACTCGCTTTTGATTCAAAGCCGCAGATGGCTGCAGCAGTTCCGTTCCCACATTTTGGCAGTTGAGTGCAGCACACGTCTGAATCGCAGCGTTAAGTTCATCAAAACAATCAATGAACCCTGCTCCAATCGGCATATCTGGCGGCGCTATAGAAAGCGGTGCTTGCCTCACTCCCAGTATTTCTGTACCTACACGAGGTTGTTTCCAACCAGAAGGAGTAAGCCCTGCATCCTGTAACTGATTCATCTCTGCCGCGCTTTCAAGCAAAATCTCCTCTGTAGCTGTAGCAAATCGCGAACGACTGACGATCAAACCATGCAGTCCTACGGCCCACGTATCCATTTCATCAACACTGAAAATAGCAATACAAAGAAATTCATCTTCACCTAACAGCGAAGTCATATTTGCGATTTTCGCAGCCTTTGCGTCGAAACATAGCGCAATGCGCTTGCTGCTACGCAACTGATTCGCTGCAAGTTCACCATCATGCGAGCGAAACTCAAATGCGGTAACGGGATAGGGTAAATATAAAAGCGGCGCGTATTTTGCAGACAATCTACCGCTCTCATCCAACAAACGACCGCCCTCTGGAAGCAAGAAATGCTGGGCATTCGCTAACGCGCTGTTAAGGGTGACGTATAACGCCCGCTTATCACCCGTCAGTTCCCCAGGAACCTCAAGTGCAGCCAAAACCTGCGCACGGAATTTCGTGCTGTAATTTCCGGCTTGAATCACAGCCTTAATTCCTCCACGTGAAAACTCACCGACCCCGACCGCAAGGGGAACGGCCTCAACGCGCCTTCCTCTCGCAAGAGCAGCGGCGGATCAACTGAGCGTATGGTGATGGAGCGTGGATCTCGGCGTATGCGTTCGACAAACCAGCTTCCCGGCCAGCGCGAAGCAACCACTACGGCAGGAGCGGCGCCGATCCCCAGGAGCATCGCGAATAGGCTACGGCGCGTCATCACGCACTTTTCGTGAATTGCCGCGCGATACGGCGTGCCTTGGAATGACGCTCGTCGCTGTCCACGACCGGACCTGCAGTGGCATATCGAGTTGCACTGTGACCCAAGTGCTTGAGCAGTCCTTCCACCAACAACGCCAAAATCAGCTCGCAGTCCTTGCCCCGCAGCTTCTCCACCTCCTGCTCGTTCCCCTCGACCCCGGACATCCAGATTCGAAGCCGGACGAGCTCCCCGTTCAGCCCCTTGGCGACACGCTGGCGGATCAGTTCAACCTGTCTCATGTCACCCCCTGCGCCGGCGGATTTATCGTTCCGTCTACGCTTGCGCCATCGGGCTCCGTAGCGGTCTCAGGAGGATACCGAGGCAGGGAGGGTATAGCGAGGGACGGGTGAGCCTCGATCGCCGCAAGGCGGGCTTCGTGAGCAGCCAGGCGGGCATCGATAGCACTG